ATTATGGAAGGTAAAGACTGGATATGGGATAACGGCATATTAGTAGCACAGGACATTGAATTAATTGAGACTGAAATAAAAACAGCCAGGTCTATTTCTTCTTCGGAAGTTGAGATCAGAGCCTTTAAGAATTTCCTCTCGAAACTTGTAAATAAATAATCCGAGGAGGATAACGACATGTCAGAAGACGTAAAAAACGCCGAAGACGTATCAATTGACGAGCAAGCTTCTATTGAAAGCGAAGAGCAACTAGATGAAACACAAGTAATCGAAGACGTTCAAGCTGAAGAGGAAGTTGTTGAAGAAGCACAAGAAGAGGTTTCAGAAGAAACTTCTGAAGAATTAGAAGAAGCTAAAGCTAAAAAAGAGGATGATCTTGAAGAAGATGCTCCTAAGGCTATAGCAACTCCTAAAACTAAAGCTGGTGTTATTCAAGCAGCTGTTGATATGCTTAAAGGTGTCAAAAAAGAAGACGCACAAAAACTATTTGCGAAAATGGCAGCGATCTCTGATGACAAAGATCTAGACGAATCAGAAGATGATGGTTCAGTAGCGAAAGCTATTGCAGCAGCACCTTCTAAAAAGAATGAATTAAAAGCTAAAGCGAAAGTAGAAGCTATTGATTTTGACGAAGATCTAGACACAATCATCAAAGAGGAAGCTACGCTTTCAGATGGATTCCGTGAAAAAGCAAGCGCTATTGTAGAGGCAGTACTAACAAGTAAATTAGCCGAATCAGTAGAGCGTTTAGAAGCAGAATACGTGCAAAACCTAGAAGAAGAGGTTTCTGAAATTCAAAATTCATTAGTAGAGAAAGTAGATTCATACTTGAACTACGTTGTTGAAAATTGGATGAAAGAAAATGAAGTTGCAGTAAGCACAGGACTTAGAACTGAAATTGCTGAAGACTTTATGGCTTCTTTACAGTCAGTGTTCAAGGAACATTACATTGAGATCCCAGAAGGTAAAGAAAACTTGTTAGATGAATTATCTGACCAAGTAGCTGAACTAGAAGAATCTCTAAACAAAACCACAGAAGATAACATCAAGCTACACGAAGCTAATAACGTTCACGTTAAAGCTGACGTAGTAAGAGAAGCATCTTCAGGGCTTGCAGAAACAGATGCTGAGAAATTAGCTAAGTTAGTGGAAGATGTTGAATTTGATAACAAAGAAACTTTCGAACAGAAGGTATCTACTATCAAAGATTCATATTTCAAAGGCGAAGTTACTGAATCAGTTGATGAAGTAAATAGCATGGCAGGAGAAGATGCAGCGGAAGTTGTTGAAGTCTCAGAAGCTATGTCTAGATACACTCAGGCTATAACTAAATTTAATAAATAATCTTAAGGGGAAAAACTATAATGTTTAACGCAGATTCACAATTAATGGAAAAATGGAGCCCAGTATTAGAACATGCAGGCGCACCTGAAATCCAAGACAGATATAAAAAAGCTGTCACAGCAAGGCTTCTTGAAAACCAAGAAATTGCACTACGTGAAGAACAAGCCCAGGCACAAGGTAACTTTATTTCAGAAGCAGCAGCAGCTAATAACATTGGCACTGGCTCAGCTCCTAATAATATTGGTACTTTCGACCCTGTTCTTATCTCTTTAGTTCGTAGAGCTATGCCTAACCTCATCGCATATGACATCGCTGGCGTTCAGCCAATGACTGGACCAACTGGTCTTATCTTTGCAATGAAATCAAAATACAGTACACAAAGTGGTACAGAAGCATTCTTTAATGAAGCTGATACTGACTTTTCAGGTACTGGTACTCATCAAGCAGACCCAACCGGTCTAGCTGGTGTAGTAGATGCAGACACAGATGGATCTATCGCAGATACAGCTGACGTAGTCTCAACTTTCGGTTCAGGTATTGCTACCTCAGCTGCGGAAAGACTAGGCGTTGGTGAATCAGGTGATGGTTCATTCGGTGAAATGGCTTTCACAATCGAGAAAGCTACTGTAACTGCTAAGTCAAGAGCTTTAAAAGCTGAGTACACAATGGAACTAGCACAAGATCTTAAAGCTATCCACGGTTTGGATGCAGAAGGCGAATTAGCTAACATCTTATCAGCTGAAATCCTAGCGGAAATCAACAGAGAAGTAGTTAGATCAGTTCTTAAAACTGCTAAAATCGGTGCTTTACAATCTTCAACAGCCGTATCCGGTATCTTTGATGTCAACACTGACTCAGACGGTAGATGGATGGTTGAGAGATTCAAAGGTCTTATCATGCAACTAGAAAGAGAAGCAAACGTAATTGCTAAAGAAACAAGACGTGGCAAAGGTAACTTTGTACTTTGTTCTTCAGACGTAGCTTCAGCTCTAGCAGCTGCTGGAATGTTAGACTACACTCCTGCATTAAGTGCAAACTTAAACGTTGATGATACTGGTAATACATTTGCTGGTGTTCTTAATGGCAGAATGAAAGTTTATATAGATCCATATGCGACTGTAGACTTTGCATGTGTTGGTTACAGAGGTTCAAACCCGTATGACGCTGGTATATTCTACTGCCCATACGTTCCTTTGACTATGGTCAAAGCAGTTGGTGAGAATGACTTCCAACCTAGAATGGGATTCAAAACAAGGTACGGCATGATTGCTAACCCTTACGTAGCTATTGACGGAACTATCGGTGCAGATAGATCTAACCAATACTTCAGAATCTTCAGAATCGACGACATAATGGTGTAAATCATTAGTTAATTCTAATTCGATTAAAGGGGTGCTTCGGCACCTCTTTTTTTGTATACTAACTTTTTAATTCATATAAATAATAGTATGGCTTTAACAACAAATAAAAACTTTCTAAGCCCTGTCGGGTTTGGTTTTAAAATAGATACAACCGAATTTCCTAATTTGGAATACTTCTGTACTGCTGTTAATCTTCCTGGTGTTACTACTGGGGATACAGCTGTACCATATAGAGGTGTTAACCTTGCAATGAGCGGGGATAGAATGGGATTCGAAGATCTTTCTATTCGATTCAATATAACCGAAAATATGGAAAACTATATTGAAACATTTAATTGGATGCATAACCTAATACAAAAGAAAGATGCAGATAAAAATTATAAAAATGATGCTACGTTGTTAATCTATAGCTCACATAATAACGTTAACCAAGAAATTAAATTCTATGATGTATTTCCTATACAGCTAAGTTCAGTAGAATTTAATGCACAAGGAACAGAAATAGAATATCTACAAGCAGATTTAGTTCTTAAATATACTTCGTTCGAATTTGCTTCTATACAAGGAACAACGCAAACCCCACCTAACACTGGTGGTGGACAGAGCGGCGGTGGTGGCGGCGGCTACTAATTAAATAAAGGGTTTACTTTTTAGGTAAACTGTGGTATAATAGACAATATGAATAATCTTGAAGCAATCTTAGAAATGTGGAAAAAAGATAGTGACATCGATGAAATGAATCTCGATGAATCATCCCGAGCCACAGCAAAATTACATTCCAAATACCTAGAACTATATACGGTTAATAAACTAAAACTAAAGAAATTAGATCTTGAGTTAAAAGTTATATTAAGAGATAAGTTCAATCATTACAACGGTAAACTATCCCAAGAAGAAATGGATTCTAAAGGATGGGATTACGATCCGTTAAATGGATTAACTGTATTGAAAGGCGATATGGACAAATATTATGACGCAGATCCAGTCATACAAGAACACCAAAGTAAAATGATATATACCGAAGAAATGGTAGCTGCATTAAAAGAAATACTAGAAAGTATTAAATGGAGACATCAGACAGTTAAGAATATGATCGAATGGAGAAAGTTCACTAGTGGTATATAAGTTCCACCAACACAAATTCGATAACATGAATAGATATTATGATGTTATCCGTGAAGCTATGAATCAATTAGGACATAGTGAAGTAGTAGAAGAATCACCAGCTGATATACATTTTTATAATCATATAGTGAATGATGAAAAAAGCGATAATATGATTATTGTAAAACCCACAGCCCCTACAGCCAAGCATTTTGCTTTAGATAAACATGGTTATGCTAATACCTCTGAAATGGCATACGAAGATCCTTACGTATATGAATATATGTATTCCCATTTAAATCCGAAAAATGATATGGATTGGAGTAAGATAGATAACCTTATTGCTAATAAAAGTAATAAATGGGATGATTCTATTTTACTGAAATGGAGATCATCTAAAATATTTAAAAACCATATCCTTATAATAGGACAACAGCCCCATGACGAAACTGTAAATGGCTTTGGATTTGGGGATCACTGGAAAAAGCTATGCATGATTGTAGAATACCTAAGCAATACTGAATACAAAGATAAATTAATAGTTAAATTACACCCTGCATTTAAAGCAGAAAAATTAGCTAAGCGTACACATTACCAGATAGATGAATGGAAAGAATCTGGTATAGATGTTCGAACTGGATATACAAGTATTCACGATTTCTTACCTTATACGGATTGTGCTATAATAGATAATAGTACTGCAGGAATAGAATGTTTAATGCATGAAGTTCCTATTATATCATATGGATGGCCGGAATATCATTGGGTCACACAACAATTACAAACATTACCACAGTTAAAAACCTTATTAAAAGAACCAGCAAGATGGCATGATAAAAGAAGAGCTAAACAGTTTATATATTGGTACATAAATGATTATCTTTGTACAGATATAGATAGTACTGTAAATAGATTAAAAGAACTTATATAATGGATCAACTGATTATCACGAAGAAGAATGAAACCTTCTTATTCATAGAAACTGACCCCGGAATAGAAATGGAACTAACAGAACATTTCTGTTTCTTTGTGCCTGGTTATAAGTTTATGCCAGCATATAGAAACAAATACTGGGATGGAAAAATACGCCTATTTGATACACGTAAAAAAACTTTATATGTTGGTTTATATAAGTATCTAAAACAATTTGCAACAGAGCGCGGATACGAAGTCCTAACCAATGATTCTGCACAGTATGGCAGCGTAGAGCCAGAGAAACTACCATTAGATTTTGGACGTGCACCGATACTAACTGCTAGTCAAGTACCTATTACCCCAAGAGATTATCAATTAGATGCATTAGAACATGCACTACAAAACGAAAAAAGTTTATTATTATCACCCACTGCTTCTGGTAAATCCCTTATTATATATCTTGCCATGCGATGGTATATAGAAAATGATCCTAGTATGAAAATATTAATTGTTGTTCCTACTATATCTTTAGTTGAACAAATGTATTCAGACTTTGATGATTATAGTTCTACTGACGAATGGTTCCATGCAGATGAATGGTGTAGAAAAATACATGGTGGAACAGAGAAAGGAAATATATTTGAAAGATGTGTTATATCAACCTGGCAATCTATATACAAAAAACCAGCTACGTGGTTCCAACATTTCGGTATGGTTATTGGTGACGAAGCACATCAGTTTAAAGCTAAATCATTAACTGCTATAATGGAAAAATGTACTGAAGCAAAATATAGAATGGGTACTACAGGTACATTAGATGGAACACAAACGCATCAATTAGTCTTAGAAGGATTATTTGGTCCAGTACATAAAGTCACAACTACTAAGGATCTTATTGATTCGAATCAATTAGCTAAATTAGATATTAAAATGTTATTATTAAAATATAAAGAAGAACATTGTAAAGAAATATCTAAATTAAAATACCAGGATGAAATAGATTTTATTGTAAGGTATACACCAAGGAATAATTTTATATCTAATCTCGCTTTAGACCAAGATGGAAATACATTAGTCCTGTTTAATTACGTTGAAAAGCATGGTAAACCCTTACATAACATATTAAATGAAAAGTTAAAAGGAAAGAAAAGAAGGTTATTTTATGTCTCGGGCGAGACGGACGTGGACACCCGCGAGAGCGTAAGATCAATAACAGAGAAAGAAAATGATGCTATAATCGTTGCTTCTCTTGGCACCTTTTCTACAGGTATAAATATTAGAAACCTACATAACATTATCTTTGCTTCACCCAGCAAATCGCAAATAAGAGTGTTACAAAGTATTGGTAGAGGTTTAAGAAAAAGTGATAGAGATACCCAGGTATTTGATATAGCAGATGATCTACATTGGAAGACTAAAAAGAATTACACTCTTAACCACGCGGCCGAAAGAATTAAAATATATTCAAAAGAAAAGTTTGATTATGAATTATTTGAGATAAATATATAATATGGAAGATTTAAATATAAGACATTTTAAACTAACTAATGGTGAAGATATTGTTGCAGCTGTATCTGTTAAGAATGATGATAGCTGGTTATTAGAAAGACCAGTTCTTGTTAATCCTAACTTACTTGGTGGATACCAATTCACCCCGTGGTTTCCATTTTCTAAAACAAAAGTTTTTAAAGTATTATTTGCAAACATAATTAATAGCACTGGTATAGATCCAGATGTAAAAGAATCTTATTTGCAATATGTTTTAGAGTATAAAAAACAAATGGCGAAGATCGAAGACAATGAAAAGATCTTTGAAGAAATGGAATCCGAAGTCGACAAACGCTTAGGTGATTTGTATGCAGAGGGTAATTTGTTTAATAAGAAGAAGAGAACAATTCATTAGTGTACCTCTTCCCTCGAAAGGACTCTATTATTATATCATACTTTTTTTAATTTGTAAACTCCTAAATCAAAATAAATTAGGGATTTACTTTTCATTAAAACTATGGTATAATAGTACATTAATGCTTAAATTATGGAGATAAACAATGGCAGCAAAGAAGAATAAAGCTCATTATATTAATAATAAAGAGTTTTCATTAGCAGTTGTAGAATATGTAAAAAGTGCAACAGCAGCAAAAGAAAAAAATAAAACGGTCCCAGTCGTTACAGATTACATTGCAAGATGTTTTATTAAGATCGCAGAAGGGCTTTCACATAGACCAAATTTTGTAAGGTATACCTATAGAGAAGAAATGGTTATGGATGCAGTAGAAAACTGTCTAAGAGCTATAAATAATTATAATATTGATACAGCTACAAGGACAGGAAATCCAAATGCATTTTCTTATTTTACCCAAATATGTTTCTACGCTTTTATTCGTAGGATTACTAAAGAGAAAAACCAACAAGAGATTAAATTAAAATTTATCGAAAAGATGGGTATAAAAGATATTGTTGAAAT